GCAGATTGTCCATTGTTAATATTGGCAGGAGTGAATCCCTCTACAGCGGGATTGCTCATTACAAGATCATATTGGTGTTGGTTAGGCGTCAACTTTTTAGCAACACCAGACATAAGACCATTGAAGTCAACTCTTGCACAAGAGCAAAGAAGATGGCCCCATAAAACAACAAGCGCAACAACAATTAAAATAAGAATTTCAACTCTGAAAGTGATTTCCATAATTATACATATTTATTAGATAATAAAATTTCTTATAGTTTGTCTAAAAATAACTCAATAGCAGAATTATAATCATTAAACAAAACATTATTTATATAAAAATTTCCAGAATCTGTTAATAAATGGTACAATTTTTCTTCGGATTTTTCAAGGTTTTCACAGAATTTATCTAAAGTTGATTCACTTATTCTGTCCAAACTTTCACTACCTAAAACCAATGATTCATGGTTTCCTCCTAAATTAAAAAAGCGCTGATTCAAATCAGATCCTTTTAGTTCAACCAGACCGTATACGTAGGAACCATTTTTCAAAAGCATTCCTGGTTTTATATTTTTAATACTTACATCATCGCCGATGATCATTTCAATCTTTGTATCTCCACTTAACCCAACATCAAATACATTATGAATATTTTTTCTTGAGAGACAAGGCTCTCCAATAACAGAAGCCAATTTAACAACAGTTTCATTGTCATAAATCTCATCCCAATCATTGAATACCAATCCAAGATCAATATCTAATGCTTCAATATGAATTTCCTTACTTTCAGTATTCAAACAATAAATATATTGTTCATTGTATTTACTAATTTTAACTGCATCAGGATGATCTTTTATGTATACCCATTTACCACTATATTTAACCTTATGCGTTCCACTAACAATTAATCCAAACAAATCATACATAGTTATATCATCCGCGCTCAATAGCATTTTTGCTGTCACCACTCCGTCAACTTCTAAAATATCACCAACAACAATATCTTTTATTTTTTTAGTGGTTCCATCTTTCATTTTTAATAATGTTTCTCCGTCAAAACAAGCAGGTTTTTTGGGTGGACCAGGCATACCAGGCACTGGAATATGTAATGTATCTGTACAAAATACCAAAATAATTATCAAAAATGCTGCAACAATTGCAAAAAAACTAGTACCTGCGATGGCAACTGGAAAAGCTAGACAAAGCCACATAATAACAACTAAGATCGCCAACGCAATTAATATAATCACAACAATTTGAACAATTGCACCCATAATGGATTTCAATGTGATGTATGTCCCTAAAAACGTATAGACGCTAGTAGACATTACTGCCTGACTTCTTTGCATTGCATCTTTAATTTTTATAATAATTGGGAAAAAGGTGAACATCACATTGGATGCGCGACCATATAATTCTTCACTTATAGATGCAAATTTTTTACGAATACTATCAATTAGATCACGAATGTATTGGAATGCCGCAGCGATTTCTTCAAAAACCACAGTTATAGTATGCATAATATATGTAAGAGGTGCCACAGCAATTCCAGCAATATCTTTTAATACATTTTGGGTACAGTAAGTGAAATTTTCTTGTGTAAATTCAATCGGAGAAACGCCATCAGGTGGATTTACGACTCCAGCAAATGGGATGACTGCTGGGTTACAACGTTGATTGACCCAATCATCTTTAATAGGTTGAATATTAATAATGACTTTTGAATAAGCCCAAACAAGACATACTATTACTGTTGCAATTAAAAATAATAATACTGAACCCCCATATTGATCAAAATAAGTCAACCCTTCATACATTTTATTGATTTTGCTTATACTTGTTATTTTTGCATCCATTGTTGTTTCAAAACTTATATTATCAGGATTGGAGTTAGACATATATAGTAAGTGGATAATATTCAATTATAAAAATACTAAATACTATCCTAATGTTGTCTAGATCCCTCACATACTCTCATAAGTCAATTATTTATAATTTAAACATATAATCATCCCAATCCCAGAAGTCCTTGTCTCCTATTTTGATTTTGTGGTCATCCATAACTAAACAACTGAACCATTCACATTTGACCTCATCTTGTTTAACAGCATCTGGATAATCTTTCACTTCCACATACTTGCCGAGTTCATTGCATATCATATGTGAACCAGTGACATAAATATCGCTTCCATCAACACCAGAACCAACAATTTTGTATAAAACCTCTTGGTTATCAGGATTGTTTACTTTCATTGTGGCTTTGACTCTACTTCCATTTTCTAAATAGTCTCCTAATTTCAAATCTTGCATTGAAACAACTGATCCGTCTTTTAATTTCACTTTGGTTTCTGGGTGGAAACAACTACCCATTGCCCGAACCATTTGCCCAGGAGGCCCATTCCATCCACTTTTTGCCGATTTTATAATTCCATCAATGAAATACATAATCACCAATACAATACCGACTGTTTTTCCTAATATATCCTTCATTTTAATAATAATAAGCTGAAATTGAATAATAATGTTCAAAAACACACCATAAACAGCTTCAATAATATTTGTTATAAAAGAGCGAATATTACTCACTATATTTCTTGCATATTGCAATGATTCTGTAAAAGATGCTCCCATTTCGGTTAATGAACTGGCAAGATATGTGAGTGGTTGTAACAAGTAACCCATATAGTCCATTTGCATATTTTGAATACAATATGTAAAATCCGCAGACATATCATCTGATAATGGCATATACACTGGATTACATCTGTATTTTGGCCAATTCTCTTTGATCTCTTTAATTTGCCCATAAATATACATAATTAGTATTTGGGCAACAAATCCTAAGTTTACATAAATAAAATTTAACCAATCTTGTCCCTTCGGCATAACTTATATTATTAATATATAATTCTTATATTATGTATTCTAAATAACTTATTTCTTGGATTTTCTGGATTTCTTAGTCTTCCTAGCTTTCTTGGATTTTTTGGATTTTCTGGATTTTTTTGAGTTATTGGCTTTCTTAGATTTAGATTTTTTGCCACCAGAGTAACAGGAAGCCCAAGGTTGACCCGCTTTAAGAATTGTTGTGCTTCCACCTTTTTGTGATGCTGGTACAGAGACGGATGAAGCCTTTGCATCTAGACTTGCTTGTTCAGTAGCTCTTGCAAAAAGTGCTTGGTTGCCTACTTGTTGATTTACAGCACTTTGATTTCCACCAGCTGTATCACTATAAACAGGTTGAATTGTGTTGACTTCTATCGCTCCTCCTTTTGTATAATATTTTCTGTTTTTGTGTTTTCTTTTACCACCACCTTTTGCAGCTAGTAATAAATCTGATTGAAGTTGACTCTTTGCAAGACCTCCTTGGCGAATTCCTTGAGGAGATGTATCTTGACCAGTAGACTGAGGACGTGAAATACTATAATTGGTTGTTGTAGACATTCTTATATTATAAAAATATATTATTCGTTTTAAAAATAATAAATTACTATCTTAATTACTTATATGGACGATAAAGCAAGGCTTCAACTTCAAAAAATGATTAAGGCGAATGACGTAGAAGATCAAACTGAATTAATACGCGAATTGAAACACAGTCATCAGCTTCAAGACGACATTAATACTCTTCTCTCTTTAAAGGCTAAATACAAGAATGATCAAGACCTCATCAGTCAAAATGCTCCAATGGAATGCAATTTCTTGTTCACCTATTACACCGACATTTACAATAAAATACGCAAAGATGAATTGGACCTCACCATTTTGAACCGTTTCTTAAATGTGTTAAGACAGATTGAAGACGGACTTTTGGATCAACACGAGGGCGCATTTGTTGTTGGAACATTACTAAAGGAACTCTATGTGGATAGTGCCCTTAAAAAAGCGGGTAAGTTGGACGAACAATATGAAAAAGAGAAAGAGAAAGAACAAAAAGAAGAGAAACGTGGTCCTTCTATTGAGATCTCGTGGAAGCAGTTCAAAAAGACAAATCTATAAATATATGAATCCACTTAATAATGCATATTTGCATTAAGACTTAAATATATTTCACTAGTATTAAATATATTTAATATGCAATATTCACTTGTCATTGTAGAATCACCCGCAAAGTGCAAGAAAATAGAAGATTATCTTGGGGCTGGTTACAAATGCCTTGCCAGTTTTGGTCATTTGAGAGAACTAAAATCACTCAAAGATATTGACATCCAAAATAATTTCAATCCGAATTATTCTCTCTGCGAAGAAGATATTAAAGTGAAAAATGTAAAGGCGCTCCGAGTAGCGATTCATAGTGCTGAAGAAGTATTATTGGCAACAGATGATGACCGAGAAGGAGAGGCCATTGCGTGGCATATTTGCAAGGTATTTGACCTCCCAGTAGAAACAACCAAGCGAATTATTTTTCACGAAATTACCGAGTCCGCACTTCAAAGTGCTGTAGCACATCCAAGAACCATTAATATGAATCTTGTTCAATCACAACAAGCCAGACAAATTTTAGATTTGGTCGTCGGGTTTCAAATAACGCCTACATTATGGACGGCTATTTCAAAGAACGCTAAGACTGGATTATCTGCAGGTAGGTGTCAGACTCCAGCGCTCAACATAATTTATGACAATTACTTGGAAATAAAAGATAGTCCTGGTAACAAGGTGTATAATACTACAGGTTATTTTACGAATCACTGTCTGCCATTTGAATTGAACAATCAATTTGAGTCAGAAGAAGAAGTTTCACAATTTTTAAAGGCTTCGTCTATTTACGAGCATATTTATAGCAGAACTCAACCCAAAAAAATATTGAAGTCACCACCTCAACCATTGACAACGTCAAGGATTCAACAAATGGCAAGTAATGAGATGAAAATGTCACCAAAAGAAACTATGAAGATTTGTCAGAGTTTGTACGAAGCTGGATATATTACCTATATGCGCACAGATAGTTCCAAATATTGTGACGAATTCATCAACTCTGTCAAAGATTTTATAGTGAAAAAATATAATGATGATAAATATATAAATCCTGATATTGATCTTCTGTCTAATGCCAAAACTGATAATGCCAAGACTGATAATGCCAAAACTGATAATGCCAAAACTGTAGAATCAGAACCAGAGAAAAAGCCAAATTCCAAAAAATCTACCAAAAAACCAACCAAAAGACAGTCTCAAGTTCCACCACCTCAAGAGGCACACGAGGCAATCAGACCAACAAATATTTGTTTACAAGATATTTCAGAAAAAGCTACTGCAAAAGAAAAGAAACTCTATAAACTGATTTGGCAAAGGACATTAGAAAGTACAATGGCTCCAGCAGAAGTATATCAAATTGTAGCAAATATTTCAACACCAATTGAAACAACCAAGTATGTTTTCTCTAGTGAACTAATGGACTTTCCAGGATGGAAAATTGTAGATAATAAAAATATCAAAGACTCTGAAAAGGCAGCAAAAGAATATAATTATTTGCAAAGCATAAAAGAAAATATTGTAGTTATTTATAAAAAAATCACATCATTTCTTACATTAAAAGATTTAAAACATCATTACACAGAGGCAAAACTAGTTCAACTCTTAGAAGAAAAGGGAATTGGTCGTCCTTCCACTTTTTCATCATTAGTAGATAAGATCCAAGAACGCGAATATGTTAAAAAAGAAGATGTTTTTGGAAAAGAAATAGAATGTGTTGATTTCTCTCTTGAACAGCGAAGTATTACTAAATTTATCACTAAGAAGACTTTCGGAAATGAAAAAGGAAAGCTTGTTATTCAACCCTTGGGGATTCTGGTGATTGAATTTCTCCTCAAGAACTTTTCCAACATTTTTGATTATGAATACACAAAACAAATGGAAGATGAATTGGATAGCATTTCAAAAGGATCCAAGGTTTGGCATCAATTATGTGAAGAATGTTACAATGAGATAGAACAAAATATAAAAGATGCAGGAGATGATTTAAAAAAGAAAGATATTGCCATTGATGCAGAGCATTCTTATATTATAGGTAAAAATGGCCCCGTCATCAAATGTTTCAAAAAAGACGCACAAGGAAAAAAAATTGTCTCCTTCAAGCCAGTAAAAAAAGATATTGATATTCAGAAGTTGGAAAATGGAGAATACACACTAGATGAAATAATAGATAAATCCAATTTGTTCATTATTTTGGGGGATTATCAAGATAATCTATTGACAATTCGCAAAGGAAAATATGGATTATATGCTACTTGGGGAACTAAAAGCAAGAATCTTTCTTGTTTTGGAAACAGACCTATGGAAAACATTAGCTTTGAAGATGTGAAGGAAATATTGGATAAAGACGTTTTTCTACAATCAAGAGAAGAAAGCAATGTTGGATCAGAGTCAACATCAGATTCAACATCAGATTCAAAATCAAAGTCAAATATTATTAGACAAGTTAGTAATAATATTAGCGTAAGAAGTGGCAAATTCGGCGACTATATTTTTTACAACACGCCAAAGATGCGTAAACCAATGTTTTCAAAAATAGGAGGTTTCAAGGGGGATTATAAAAACTGTCATATTGATATTTTAAAAAACTGGATCAAAGAAGAATATGGCTTTTCTTAAAATGACAAATTTTGGAAATTAGACATTATTAGGTACATATAAATTAAATTTTCTGGCAATCTGAGGATTAAATATGCTAAATTCCAATGTAATAGAAAAATTAAAGTCTCCAAATTGCACAAGAAGACCATTATGATATCTTAATTTCAACTTCAATTTGCGAATACGCTCAGCTGGCGGATTATACCATTTATAACTTTCCATAGAATTATCAAACCATTGTGATATTGGTGTTGTTGGAACCGCAATTTTAGCAAAAGCTGCATTTACAATTCCATTTGTGCCATTTGTTTGTAATGTATAAGGAGATAATGCAAATGGCATTGTCTCATCCATATTGTTCATTCCGTGAAGTTCTAGATAAAAATATGCGTCGCCCATCAAATTAATTTTCTGAGGAGCCTCCAAGTAATAAACAGTCGCTCCAGAAATATCTGGAACTAACCAAAAACCGTTATCTCCTGGTGAAACATCTCCATAAAAAAATCGTGGAAATCCACGCACTCCTGTTAAAAAATTAACTTCTGTTCCTGGGGTAGTAATAGCGTTACATCTAGTAAATCCCAAGTAATCTGGAAGACCCCAACTGGTAAATTCCGGAAATGATTTACGACTACACTCAAAATCTTGAATTTCTTTTGTAGCGGCGCTTATCTCACCATTTGTTAGAACAAAATCAGAACTTTTATTTCCAAACCACAGCTTTTGTCCAACATTATTATAAGCTATAACAAATTGATTATATCCTCCTTGTGCAATAAATTGATCCTCTAATTCTTTACGGTTTGGAATTTCTTGATGTTCTGAAAAATAAAGAGTAATATAATCTGAAACAGCTGAATTGAACCGATTTGTGAGTTCAGTTGCCATTTGTTCAGGTGTATAAAATCCCTGTTCAATAATTATAATGTAATTCTTATCTATATGTTCATATAATGCTGAAAAAATAACTTCCAACAATGGACTATTAGACATATGATCTGGGTCTCCTGGGTTGTATGGTTTTGTTATTTTAAAAGTCATAAAAATATTGCCTCTCTCTGGTGCAAATGTATCATAGTTTGCAGGAAATGTCCATTGAGTCAATCTTACAGCTTCTACATTGCAATAATCTTGAGGTAGCTCAATTTCAAATTCATTAGAATTTGGAAAACGAACTATATTCCTATCTTCTGAGTGAATAGACACATACTTTTTTTCATACATGTAATCTTGGGCATTTGGTATAATTGGGTGATTTTGAGAAACATTCATTCTGCTCATCTTATGAATAATTATAATATTTTTATTATTTTAAGTTATTAAATTTTCAATAACTTAAGATATTTATATAATTAATAAAATCTTGGAATCTAAGTACAGATTACAATGTTTTTATATATTTCTATATTAAATGAGTGAGTCAACATATGGAAGACAGCCAAACAGAACAGCATATGTGAAATTATTTTACAATAATGTTGGGACAAATTTGACAACTTGGAATAATATTCAATACAATGGGTCCAATGTTCTTGCACCTGTAAACAAAAAATCAGATGTTTATGTATACAATAATTTAATTGTAGGTGGATCTATTGTCAATCCGTCTGATGCTACTTTAAAAACAAATGTGGAAACAATCCCTCTAAATATTGCAAATCAATTAATGGATGCTGTTCCAAAGAAATATATATTTAAGAAAGATATTGAAGAGCAAGTCCATTATGGATTTATTGCACAAGAATTGGAAGAAACTTGTCCCCAACTTGTTCAAAATATTGAAACTCCTATTGATGGAAAAATCAAATCGGTCAATTATATTGAAATGATACCACTTTTATTATTAAAAATTAAGGATCTTCAAAATCAAGTAGATGAATTGAAACAAACCCAAAATCAAAATCAAAATCAAACAAAGGCATAATCACCTTGATAACAACAACAAAGTTAATAAAATAAAAATAATATAAATACAATGTATGAGTTGTCAAATTGATTCAAATTTACAATTAGTTTCTGATGTAGTTATTGTTGTTGGTGTAATCTTATTGACTATTACTATCAGTATTTCAAATACATACAGTGGAATGTGGGGGCATATTTTAGGTTACTCATTTTTAGCAGCTGGTTTTATTTTTAAGGCGGTTTCATTAGGAATGTTATTAGGTAAAGATATTGGCACTTCTGATAAAGCTAGATTTATTGGTCTTTCAATAATGCCATTTATTACAGTATCGGGAATTATTGCCTACATTTTATTCATTTTGACCTTTTATTTCAATAGAATTATAGGCGGCAAGGTGACACATAGTTATCGTCTTTTTTCTAATATGTTTATTGCAGTTATTATTGCACAATTAATGCTTTTTTATAATGGCACAAAGGATGAGAAATTTAAAGGAAGTTGTATGATGTCTTCTGCATATGGCATGGTTATTTATCTTCTTGCTCTAATAAATCTGGTTATTGCAATTACAATTCATATTATATTGGCATTCTTTACTACAGATGGATAAAAAGTGAAAACGTTCATTAATGGCCAGGAGGGACTGTCATATAGTTGCACACAAATATTATAAAACCTGAAAAACATATAACAATTAATAAACCAACCATTTCATGTTGACCGCAATTTGCAATGTTACAACAACAATCGTTTTTTGATCTATATCTGGATCCTGAGCCAGAGTTCAAAGCAACACTTCTTATAGTACCGTTTACATTAAGCTGCAGTGGAATAACTGTTTGCATTGATAATGGCTCAGCTGTATTTATTATGATAGCAGTTGGCAAAGGTTCAGCATCAATAGAATTAGACATCTCTTCTTCTTTTATAAGTCCTTGTTCAATATCTGACATTTTAGTCTTTATAATAATAAATAATTATATTTATGTTGTTTATTATTAAAGTTAATTTCTTATTATTGTTTATTAATACATAACGCTTCTAATAAAATGACAAAACCAATAAAATGTTTTGATGAGAATGTTCTTGATAGTCTTATCAAAAAGGCCAATCACAATTTTGATTGTTTCAATATTATTTTAGAATTTGCAGGTTATAAATACCGTAATGGAAAATATATGAAACGTTTAGAAAATGATGATCCTAGAATTGCTTTATTGAATTCTATGCCAAAAATATGTAGGATACCTTCATCCAACAATAATAAACCTAACTTTCAGGTAATCATAAATAAGCCACGACTTAGTATACCATATGTTCACGTTATTTCAACTTATATTTATTTTGATACTGTACACTGGCATATGGATTTGGGAACAATTAAGTATAATATAGAAGGTAATAAAAAAATAACATACATAGCTGATATACATAAGTATATTTACAGAAAACATACCAAGGAAAATAGGCCAAGCAACGCTATTTTAAAAAAAAGATTAGGTATTTAAAATTTTCATAAATTTATATGTCAAACCATATTGAGTGTCATTCTCCCAAATTCCAGATATTTTCAACATAAACAAACTATTGTTAATTTTATCACCATTTTCAGTAATAATTTTAATATTTCCGTTTCGTAACTGCTCATATATTTTGTATTGCGGAATTTTGCCGCGTATATTTACATTTTTAAGAAGACCTTCTTCAATGACTTTTATTCTTTCTATAGTATCACGATGTGTTGCAATATTAAATATACATTTGTATTTATTATAGTATTTTTCATAATATACATCGTTCAATTGCACCAGTAATGTAATTCCATTTAATACAAAGTTGCTTGTAGAATAAATAATACGAATAAAAAATCCTTCATTCATTATATTATTTTTAATAGGATCGCAGTAATAAACGCAACTGCTGTCATATTGTTCCATATTTTTTACAATATTCATCATTATAGATGGTTACATTAATAGAGCGTTTTCTTTTTATATATTAAAAATAATATATGAAATATAACAAAAAATATAACAAAATATAAGTTATAATCTAATAAAGAAATTATACAATTCATATATATTCAAATAATGAAATTTCACGAAACCCATTTTGATGAATACATAAATGTTAAAAATAATTTACATCCAAAATTGGAAAAAATTTTTGCCAAATTTCCGAGAGATCTAAAAGATCTCAAAAATGTAATTTTTTACGGACCAAGTGGAGTGGGTAAATACACTCAAATGTTGAAATCCATAAGCAAGTATAGTCCAAGTGAACTCAAATATGAAAAGAAGATCAGCATTACTTATAACAAGTCACAATATTATTTCAAAATCAGTGACATACATTATGAAATTGATATGTCTCTCTTAGGTTGTAATTCCAAAATGCTTTGGCACGAAATCTATTTGCAGTTCATTGATATTATTAGTGCTAAGACCGACAAAAGGGGTATTATTGTGTGCAAATATTTTCACGAAATTCATAGTGAATTATTGGAAAACTTTTACAGTTATATGCAGCAAAATAATGCGACTAAAGTAGATCTAAAGTTTGTTTTACTTAGTGAAGAACTAAGTTTTATACCAGACAATATTTTGAATTGTTGCGAAGTTATTCATATTGCAAGACCTACCAAAACAGCTTATAATAAATGTTTACATCCAGGTGCAAATAAGTTACCTACAAGTCTGGAAAATATTACAAATATTAAGAACTTACATTCATCCATAGATGAACTGATGCATCCTTATAAAATCATATGCGACAAAATATTAGATTTTATGTTATACATTGAAGATCTGAAGTATTTGAAATTTAGAGATATGTTATATGATATTTTTATTTATAATTTAGATATTAGTGAGTGCATTTGGTATATTATTTCTTCTTTAACAGAGCGTGGGAAAATAAAGAAGGAGCAAATTTCGGAATTATTAATCAAGACCTTCAACTTTTTTCAATATTACAATAATAATTATCGCCCCATATATCATTTAGAGAATTATTTATTTTATTTAGTCACGCTTATACACGGTTTTGAAAAATAACATTGATTTATTTTGAATAAAAAATAATAAAATAAAATATTATTTTAATGAGTTCATCAGATAGATCATCAGTTTGGAGACACGTTTCTAGTAAAAGTCCTGAAAAAATCCAAGGGGTTGTAAGTATTATAAAACCAAAACCAATATGGGAAGATGAAAAGTTGATTAAAAAATTTAATAAAGAAATGGCTCTTTTGAAAAATGGCAAAAGATCAAGAACGTCAAAAAAAAATAATGCGGCAGGGATAAAATATTCAAAAGGGAGAAAAACAAGACATAAAAAACAAAAAAAATCTAGAACTTATAAAAAATAATATTTACTTTTATTATGTCTAGCAGAAGGCATAAATCAAGTAAA